TCGGCGTTCCTCGCTGTTGTCGGACACGAATCGAGTCAACGTGCACGTACTTTGGAACACGTACTGACTGATGTCGACGTCGAACTGCAGGAGCAGGTTGGAGAGGAAGGTGTTCGTCCCTACCGTAGGAACGTGTCGATAGGACGCGTTGATCACGAAGGACACGGCGTCCGGAGTGAAGCTTTCGCGGATCTCCGTGGCGATGTCGGACGTTTCGATCGTCACGCTTTGGTGAGTCACGTTCACGGCGTCGTATCCTACACCGCGATCGGGGCGTACGAAAGCGTCCGCTAGATTGTAGCGAGTGGCGTTCGAGCAAATCATGCCTCGATTGGAGTACAAGTCTCGAATTCCGGTGTATTTTTCGAAATCGGCGCGTTGCGGAGGGTTCGGAAATCCCAAGATGTGACGCATCGTGGTCGTAGTGTTGTCGATCAGAAACGGGGAGATGTCCGCTCGCAGTCGGGGAATGGGAAAGTCCGCTTTGCTTCGTTGATGGATGACATCGTCGGAAACGTATTTCTCTTCGAAATTGTCCAATTGGAACACGTTCAAATCAATCTGATCGTTGAAGATGTTGAAGAACTCGCTCGCACTTTGGAAGTCTTGAGGAAGGATGGTGTTTACGATCGGTTCGAAGGAGTCGTTCAACAGAGCGAGTACAGATCGATTTTGGGTCTTGATTGGTGCCAAAAAGCTATGTATGGTCAAACGATTGTTGTGCTCGTCTACCATGAACAAGGTGCGGGGGATAGACGTGTTCAATATTTCGATTCCGTTGACGAATCGAAAGGGTTCGTTGAATGTGATTTCGAACTCCGCAGACGAGGGAAACACGGCGCGGTTGCGTTGTCGGCTGTCCACCAAAATGATGATATTCTCCTCGACACTATGTTCGAGGAGATAATCAATGTCGTCAATAGGCATGGTACTCTCGTCTACAGGATGTATTCGGTATACTATTGCAAAAGCGTTTTAAATGGCTTATTCGCAAAACATCCGGATGTAAAATATAAACCTATGATTGACTCCCAATGTGTATCAGCGCTTTTACAAAAATGCGTCGAGAAGGAAAAGGGAGTGTTGGTCGAAAATACGGTTGCCATCCACTCTCGTCTTGGTGTGTTGATCACTTCGAACGACGAAGTGATCGAAGCCCTCGCAAAGACCAAAGTGTGCGTGCCCACGTTGCTCTCCACTCACGTTCGGCAACTCGTCCACGTGATGCATATGTCGAGCGATAATTCGCAACTGTTCAATTTGGTGATCGTGCCGGACATGTTGATCCATATGTGGAGGTCGAAGTCGACGAAGGAGCTGAGCGTCGTGTTCACGAACCGTGAGATCGAGGAGGCGTTCGACTCGAATACCATAGGGATCGTACTGAGCGAGTCCATGTATCGTCGTAAGCGGAACATCATCTATCGGCGTCGTTTTCAGAAGGTGATTCTGTACAACGTGTGTGCGTACATCCGCACGATCGATACGTTGGACGCGGACTTCTACTGGTTCGTACACTCCACTTTGGAAAAGGCGACCATTCTGTCCGCGCTTCCTGCTCGAATCGCGAAGGCGGTGTTGGTTCAAGACGACGAGAGGTGTCTTCGACACAAGGAGCCGTTTCGCATCGTGAGCACCGCCCCGAGCGCGCTCACGATGAGTGCGTTGGTTCAACAAGTGGTCCAAAACGATCTCGACCCCGTGGATGTGACTCGATCGTTGCATCACATCACGCACGAAAGCAAACGGGGTCGAGAGAGCATTGTGAATCACATGCTGCGATTCGTCAACGACAACATCGGCAACATCGACGCACAGATCCACACATTGGAGCACGGTTCGGAACAAGACAAAGAGTCTCTTTGCACGCGCATCAACGACCTTTTACGGAAACGTGAGCGCGCGTGCGCGCATCGAAACGACATACTCAATCGAGTGAACAGGAACATGTCCACGGAGGACACCTGCTTCATCTGCTATTCGAACGTGGAGAATCCGTGCGTGATGCGATGCTGCTCCAATCGAGTGTGCTTCACGTGCATCCACAAGTGGTTCGAACGATGCAAACGGTGCCCTTTGTGCAACTACGAGGACGCCAACGTCTTCGTGATCGAGGAGTCGGTGGAACTGCGTCGATGCTACATCGATAACGTGCAGGACTACGAACACACCGCCAGTATGATCGAAAACGTGTGTGTATTGATCCGCCGGCTTCGGACCACCGAAGCGCGAGGCGTTTTGATAGCGTCCACATCGTGCACCTTCGCGCGACAGATTAAAAAAGCGAACAAAGAGCTGTCGTCTCCTGAGTTTTGCAACTTGCTACGTCCGAGCACTTTGAACAACACCATCTCACAGATTTCGAACAACAAGGAGCGGTTCTTCGTGATTGTTCACGAGTTGGATCGGTATCCGTTCCCGATATCCATACCCAACGTCACCGACATCGTCTATTTGAACGGAGTGAGTGCCGAAGCTCGCGACATGCTGAAATCAACGCACGGGTCGTGCGAGAACGAGTGGTTGTTCGAGTTTGCGAAATGAAAGACTACATGATCCGTTGACGATTCACGTTCACGAAATGAGAGTGGGTCTTCGAGTCCCACTCTTTCGCTCGACGCGCGCGGTTGTCTTCTCGTTGGCGTTCTAGGGAGTGCTCCTTTTCGTAACGAACTCGATCTTGATCGGTCATCTCGGAGGGGACCACTTCTCGAGCGACTTGCAGCTCCTCCACGTTACGGTACGTGGCGCGTTCCGCGGCGTGACGCTCGTCGACCAACTTGTCGGTGGTGTGCGCACGACGATAGTCCATGTAATGCAGATCTCGACGGCTCCCGGAGAAATCGTTGATCTTCCCTCCCAGCTCGTGGCATTCGAATCGATCGCTCGAACGTTGAGGAGAGGGCGGACGATATTTGTCCATGCGAAAGTAACGCGAGCCGTGCGTCTTCACCGTGTGTTCCGTCATGAAGTCTTCGTATCCTCGGTCTTCGTCGGGATTCTTCAGATGATTTTTCTCGTAGAACGCGTTGAAACGGCGTTGAAAGTCGTCGTCGGAGAAGCTGACGCGTTCGTCGGGGACGCTGCTCGCGGCGCCGCGCGCGGCCTCGCGCATGCTTTCGAAGCTGCGCGCTTCGTTCGTCTTCTGTTCGTAAAGGAACTTGAAACATTGGGTGAGGTAGTCGAAGTCCTCCTGACGCCCGCCCTTGTCGGGGTGGTGTCTCCTCGCCATTTGGCGATATTGCGCTTTGAGTTGCTCCAAGGTGTACTCGGAGCCGACGCTCAGCACTCGTTTTGCGTGTCGTCGAACGTGTTCGTCGTACTCGTCGTCCATGATGGATGGTTAGAAAATAAGACACCCGTGAGTAGGTTTAAACATATGATTCGGTAGTTTTATTTAATACGTTTTTCTTGTTGAATGTTTTTTCTATGAATCCGCGAGAGATCCTCGGACTTCCGAAGGATTGTGACGTGGAATCGATTCGCAAACGTTATCGAGAACTCGCGCGCAAGCATCATCCGGATCGTCCCGGAGGAGACGCCGATCGTTTCAAAACGATCCAACGCGCGTATGAAACCCTTATGAACACGGACAAAACCGCCTCGAAGGACAACTCCTCCGGGAGGGAGTACGCCTCGGAGGACTACTCCTCCGGGAGGGAGTACGCCTCGAAGGACTACTCCTCCGGGAGGGAGTACGCCTCGAAGGACTACTCCTCCGGGAGGGAGTACGCCTCGAAGGACTACTCCTCCGGGAGGGAGTACGACACGTCCTCCGGGAGGGAGTACGACACGTTTCGCGAGGTGTTTCGCTCGTTCGTGAAGCGTTATCCCACGACGATCGTGCTGAACAAAGACGAAGTGTCGCATGGATGCGTGCGACGCGTTCGGATTCGAGACACGCGCGACTGCGAAGTGTGTTTGGGGACGGGGGTGCATTCCAAATCGTTCATCCGATGTCGAAATTGCCAAGGGATATCGACGGCTCGTCGACACTGCGACGCGTGCGAGGGGCGCGGCGTGTACGTGATGGAACCGATCCCGTGTCCGATGTGCGACGGCTCGGGATCGGTGGACAAAACGATCGAACGAGTGATACAAGTACCACCGAACACGCCACCGGGACTGATGCCCATGTCCTCAACGAACGACGTGATCGTGACCATAGAGTACGCTCAGACTCGAAAGAAGCCGCGGGTGTGCGTGGAACTTACGTTGTGCGAGATGTGTTTCGGGTTTTCGAAACGGGTCGTGGTGCACGGAACGGAGTACGAGATTCGCGCGCGCCACGTCTTCGATACGACGACGCCGATTCAGTTTTCGTCGCTGCAAGTCAAGTTCCGGTTGGTGCACTCCGAGGAGGACGTGCGACTGCTGCGTAAGCTGCAAGCGGCCCTGTCGCGAATCGGACTCATCAAACCCCTGCCCTGCTCGAACGACAACGCGACGGTTCTTGACGTTCACAATCCCGAAACGGAAACGAATCGAACCCGAGATTAAACCGGGAGTTTTTTGATGTTCAGTATCAGCGCCAACAGCAAGCCGACCATGAGCAGGCTTTCGAACAGCGCGATGGTGGAGTCGTACGGGGTTTCCATGTGGAACTCTTCGTCCACGACCGTGTTCACGTCCGCGTCGGGCATCTTGCGGGTGGTGTACTTTCGTTGAGCTTCCACAAGAGGCATCTCCGGTTTGTTCAGCGATTTGTTCACGATGTTGTGGACACGAACCGTCCACGCGAACAGCGTGCTTCGCGAGTGCAGCTCGTCCAGGGTGAGCGGTGCCTGCCTCCACACCTGACGGAAGTGGGCGCGACACTCGGCGCAGGGCAACACGGCTCCGAGCTTGCGGTAGAATTGATAGTAGGTCTCCTTGTCCTCCGGACGGGGAGACTGCGGATAGCGAAGCGCCACGTAGTGCATCGTGTACCACACATGAGGACCCCAAATCACAGGCTTCATTAAGGGGAATATTTTAGATTTATAAAGATTTATTTCAAGTCGTGTATCATTTAGTACTTTAAGACAAGGCGCAAGCGGTACCCTACGTGAGTAGACATGGATTATGTTAAAAAAGATATGATATGTATCAATTGCGGCTACACGGGGCACACCTCCAAAAATTGCAATTTCCCCATCACGAGCTTCGGCATCATCGCGTACCACACGCATCGTAACGCGCTGCGGTTTCTCATGGTACAACGAAAGGACTCCTTGTGTTACACCGAGTTCATTCGAGGGAAGTACGACGTGAAGAACATCGGGTACATTTCGAAGCTGTTCACGCATATGACGGTGGAAGAGAAGCAGAAACTGTTGCGCAACGAGTTCGAGACCGTATGGCAGATGCTGTGGGTGAACAACACCAACAATCTGAAGAAGGAATTCAACATCTCGCGGACGAAGTACTCCAAGCTCAAGAACGGATACAAAATCAAAACTCGGGACGGCATCATCAACGTGGACATGCAATACTTCGTGGATACTACCAGAAGCATCCAAGAGCCGGAGTGGGAGTTTCCGAAAGGACGCCGTAAGTTGAACGAGTCGGACGTCGCGTGCGCGATGCGCGAGTTCGAGGAGGAGACTTCCATTCATCGCAAGTTTATACGCCTCAACGACAACTGCAAACAGTACGAAGAGATATTCATCGGGAAAAACAAGCAACGGTACCGAAACGTGTTTTATTTGGCGTCTTATGTGCGTAACAATCTGGACGACGTTTTCTTCGACAAGGACAACTACGATCAAATTAAGGAGATCAAGGACGTGCAGTGGATGACCTACGATCAGGTGAGCGACAAGATCTCTATGCAAATCGAAAAGTTCGAACTTTTTCGACGCATTCACAGTCAAATAAGAAAATCTAAATTACTATAAACAATGTCGGCAATACGTGTGTTGCGACCGTATTCGACGCGTTTGTATCGTACGGTGTTCGTTCCTGGAGACGGTGACTGTTTTTTCCATGCGTGCCTACGTGGTATGAAGGAGGTCTATCCGAATTTACCCCGACCTAGCAGCGTGGCCGCGTTGCGAAAGGCGCTGGCTAGAGATCCGGGCATGATCGTCGAGGCGGTGACTCGTTTGGAAACGGGAGAGTGGGCGGAGGACGAGGAGATCTACGGCGCGGCGCGACTGTTGGACGTGTGCATCGCGGTGTGGTCGAACGCGGTCGAACAGTGGATCTATCATTTTCACAACGGTCTTGGAGACGACAGTCAGTTGGAAGATTGCAAGGCGACATTGTATATGATCAACTCCGGTGGAGAGAACGTCGAGCAACAGGACAAGGACGCCTTGGGTTTGCATTTCGATTTGTTGATCCCCAACGTTCCACAAAACGACCTGTTTCAAAACATCGACCAGGATGCCCCTAAAGACGCGAACGCATCCGAAAATTTCGACGATTCGAACGACGATTTCAACGAAGAGTCCGACTCGGAAGAGGACGACAAAAGCCCGAGCACGGAGGAGGACGACGCGGACGCGGTGTTCATCGATTTGGACATCGACTACGACGAGGACGACGAGGAGGAGTCGGAACCTATCAACGCGGAGGAGTACGCCGCTTTGAATTTGGACGATCGCTACGATCGCGTGCGAAAGCTCCTGATATCCTACGAGGAGACCGACGACATGGAGACACGGTATCGCGCGCAGTCTCAACTGATGCGTTTGCGCGAGGACGTGGTGCGGGATCGGGTGAAGGAGCACCCGCACTACGGCTTCACGTTGGAGGACGCCCCGATAGGCAATCCGGGGTTCGAGTTGACGGACAATCAACGCTTTTTGAAGAAGCTGCTGTCGCCCGACACGGACAATCGAGGCGTGCTGTTGTTCCATGGGGTGGGCGTGGGGAAAACTTGCAGTGCGGTGCAAATCGCGACCAACTTCGTGCACTTCTACTCCAATCGCACCTTGGTGATCCTACCGTCCAATTTGGAGAACAACTTTCGAAAGGAGCTTTTCAACATCGATCGTGTGAACTTCGCCTCTCGCACCTACGACAACTGCCACGGAAACCGTTACTTGGATCGCATTCCGGATTGGCATTTGCTCGGTCCGACGGTGTTGTCCCGAGAGGTGCAAAAAATGATCAACACGGAGTTCGAGTTCATGGGGTTTTTGCGCGTGGTCAACCTGCTGAACCGTATGGCGAGCATCGCCAAACGTCATCACGTGCGAAAGGAGGACGCCGCGAACGACATTCGCGCGCAGATACGAGCTCGTTTTTCCGACCGGGTGGTCGTGATCGACGAGGTGCACAACATACGCACGATGGACGACTCCAACGAGGAGTCGCACGCCGCCAAGCTGTTTCCGAAGGCGCTCCGTATGATCATGCGCGACGCGATCGGCATTCGTCTCGTGATGCTCACCGCCACCCCCATGTTTAACAACGCGAACGAGATCACGTGGCTGATGGACGTGATGTACTCTTGCGATAAGACGGGGACGCACTACGACACGAACGTGGAGTTCACGCGGGACGACAAGCTCACCGCGGCGTCGAAGGCGAACTTGGGGTACTTCGCGCGTCACTACGTGTCGTACTTGCGAGGTCAGGATCCGGAACACTTTCCGGCGCGTTTGGAGAACGTGGACGACGACACACGGTTCGCGCACCCCACGGTCGCTTTCAACGGGGTGGACGAGTTGCGTCCGGTAGACACGCTCGTCTTGACCGCCTCTCGTATGGGCAAGGTGCAACGCGCCGCGTACGTGGAGACCGTGCGTACCACGAAGGGCACCAACGCGATGTCTCGTTTGGATCAGATCTCGAATCTGATGTACCCGGGCACCGACTCGTACGGCGCGGAGGGATTTCGCATGATGTTTCAGGGGGAGAGCGTTCCCTTGCGATATCGCGACACCGTGGAGGAACGACTCACCGAGAAGAGTTTGGAGACGCACGGATGCAAGTTGGCCTCCATTTTGCGCCATGTGCGTACGGCGGAGGGGATCGTTTTGGTGTACTCGTCGTACATATACAGTGGTTTGCTGCCCCTTGCGATCGCATTGGAGCACGCGGGTTACACGAAGTACGGAGTGCCGCTGCTCCAGCAACAGGGAGAGGGCGCCGGCAAGAAAAAAGGGGGGTACATCATGATCACCGCGAAACAATGGTTGTCGGCGAACAACGACGACGAGCTGCGCGTTCTGAACGATCCGAGCAACTCCAACGGCGAACGCATCAAAGTGGTCCTCATTTCGCAGGCGGGATCCGAAGGGCTCGACCTCAAATGCGTGCGAGAGATCCACGTGATGGAGCCTTGGCACAACCTGAACAAGCTAGAGCAGGTGATCGGGCGTGGGGTTAGGTTCCGTAGTCACGACGCGCTTCCCAAGGAGAAGCGCAACGTCACCGTGTTCCGTCACGTCGCGCTGCTCTCCAAGAAGGTGGAGTCGATCAACTATCAGCGATATCGAAGAGCCGCGGGGAAGCAGCGTCGAATCGAAGCGGTCGAGGCCGTGCTGTCGAGAAACGCGTTGGACTGCCCCTTGAACATAAAGCGCAATCGGCGCAACATCGCCGCGCGTTCCGTGACGGACTCGAAAGGGACCGCGCGCGAGCTCCCCGCCAGCACCGACGCCTCGAGCAAATGCTCCGGTTCTAGAGAGGTGGAGGTCCTCCGGGATTTCGAAAAGGAGTCCGCGTTGACGATGGTGGACGTCGTCGCGATCGCGAAACGCATCGCGGCTTACGCGGAGAACGAAAGCATAGTGTACGCGAGGATGGACTCCATTTTGAAGCTCCCTCAATTCAAAGACCGTCCCAACGTCGTGCGCGCCGCGCTCGCTTGGTTGGGGCGCGTACGACATCGTGTTCGTATCGGGGAGCAGGACGGGGTGGTCGTGCCGTTGAAGGACGCGTTTCTGTTTCAACCCGACGCGATACACGACACCAAAATCACCACGAGGGACCGTCTGACGTCGCCCCCCACGCGAGTCGCCCGTGTGGGTCTAGCGACGTTCGATCCTCGCGAGCAGGAGGACATGGCGGCCACCTTGGAGGAGTCGGACACGCAGACGGCGCGCGACGTGTTGAAGTCTATGGAGGAGAGCGTCTCGAACCTGCGAGAGCGTATCGGAAACATCGTGGAGGACGCGCTCGATTCGAACGTCCTGACGGACATGGTGATTGATCGAATGAACCGTCCGGAGTTGCGAAGACTGATCCGTGCCAAGGAGGATCGTCCCGAGAGTGTGACTCGATCGCTGCGCGAAGGCCTGATAGTGCCTTTCGAGAACAAGGAGGTGTTTTACGATCCGTTCGAACGGATCTTCTACAACTTCGACGGCACCAAGGCCACGGTGGTTCGAAACGACAAATTTGTCCGGGCGTTGAGGAAACGACGCACCGAAGCGTCCGATTGGTTGGGATTCGTGGAACCCGGGGGCGCCTTCAAGATGTTGAATCCGGACAAGATCGGCAAGGTCAATCAGGTGGGCACCAGCTGCGTCTCCACCTCCAGTATCAAGGTGTCCGACGTGCAACGGTTCGCGAAGAGTCTGATCGGCACGCAGGTGGCCGCCAAGGAGAAAATCATGAAGAACACATGGTGCGAGGTGTACGAGTACGCACTTCGACGGACGAATCGCGTCCAACGCCCCATTACGAAAATCATCGCGACGGAAAAAAATTGATTTATAACGTGTTATTAATATTTGTATTACTTAAGTTCGACGATGGAAAACTTTTTCGACGCAACCCTCGAGGACAGCTTGAAACTGCATCCGTCCGCTTTACACGGATCGTATCGAACCGAGTTGGAAAAAATCTTGCGTAAACGATACGAAGGGGTGTGCTCTCGATTCGGCTTCGTGCGACACGGAAGCATCGAGCTTCAAAAGGTGCGTTCTGGGAACGTCGAGCTACACACCTTTCACGGCTTCGTCATCTTCGACGTGGTGTTCCGTGCTTCGATTTGCAATCCGTCCGTCGGAAGCGTCCTACGAGCGGATGTCGTGAACATGAATTCTTTCGGTGTGTTGTGCGCCTCCGGATACGTCGATGCGGAGCGTACGCAGAACGTGATCGACATCATCATCCCGAGACAAGTGATGAATATGTTGGAGAACACGACCGCGCTCTTGAACAATCTGAAGATCGGCGATTCGATCAACGTGGAGATCATCGGCAAGAAGTATCAGCTTCGCCACAATCGCATCTCGACCATCGGTCAAATGGTGGAGAAGCTGCCTACTTCGACCGTCGAGCTCTTCGACAACGTCAGCGGCGCGGTTCTGGACGAGGTGGAGGGCGAGTCCGAAGAGGAGGCCGGAATGGGTTACATGGATTCGGAGTCCGAGGAGTCGGAGGAGGGAAGCGACGCGGAGTCCCAACTGGATCAGAGCGAGTTGTTCGTGCCGGACGAAGTGGAACCCAAAGAGGACGACTCCGACTCCGACTTGTACTGAATCGACAGTGTCGCGCGATCGCGTACCTATTTAAACAGGATGCGCGTGATGACACCCATGCGACCATGAAGTGCGTTCGAGAGGAGGTGGTGCGAAAAGTGGAGTCCCTCGACGCGAGTTGTCACCGCGAGTTGTTCTCCATCGTCCAAACCTTGTCGGACAAATTTACGCGAAACAACAACGGTATTTTTTTGAATCTTCGGCTTCTCAACGACGACGACATCTTCAAACTCAACGCGCACATCGACGAGTTGTCCGCGAAGAACGAGATGGTAGAGGAGGTGTTGGACGCGACCATTGACGACGGTGAAGGTTTGTCCGACGCGGACATCGAGCAGGACATCTGCGAGATGACGAGCGACTCGAGCAGCGGGCTTTTGGTGAACAAAGAGCACGAAGAGCGTATCGTTACCACGTTCGACACGTTGTTCAACAAAACGAACAAGAAGCAGGCGCACAACAAATTCAGCTTGGTGAAGAAGAAGTACAACAAGCCGGTCGCGATCGAGTACGTGTACAAGCGAAACGAAGAATCGGACTTAAACGAATTGCTCAAAGAGGAGTATATATTGGTGTGACTCGCTCGCACGCATCATGGATTCCTCGAGCGCGGTGTTCCAAGAGCTGGAAAACATCGTGGGGGCGTACAACGGCTCGAACAAAGGAAAGGGTTCGGTCTACGAACAAGGGTACCTCGGAGCTGCGCCGAAACGCGTCGTAACGAATCGATACTTCGTGGGGGGGCGTTCCTCGGCGCCGTGCAAACCCGGCCATGCCCCTTCCTCCTCCCATGTTTCTATCAAACCTCCGGACAATCTGAAGATCAAACCACGCCCGTCTCCGTGCACGAGCCTCGTTCAGATGTTGGCCACCGTAATCGAAGGGCACCACTTTGTGGACGTGCACGAGTATCGAAACAAGCTGGCGTTGTTGGCCACCGACGATCACGCTCGAGAGGTGAACAAAAACTATCGCGTCCTCAAAGAGGCTTATCAAGCCGCCTTGGAGCGTCCGATCTACGAAGCACCCACGCACCCGGACGTGGCTCTGCTCGTGGCTCGTCTGTTGGGACGCGGGGTGGTGTTTGTGAACACGACCAAGTGCACGTACGTGATGGCGGACGGTGCTTCCTCGAATTACGTCATGTTCGCTCCTTGGGGTGTCGAGCAGTATTCGTCCGCGTCGTTGGTGTACTCGAAGATGTCCGAGCGCCACATCGTTCCACAACGCCCGTTCAAACACTTGCGGATCGCCGAGTTGCGAGCGTACGCTTCGGAGGTGTTGCCTGAAACGAACGTGAGCGCGATGAAGCGCGAGCTGCTGTGTCGTGCGCTTCAAGACCGTATCGAACATGGTAAAACAGTTTAAAAATTGATTTATTTTCCACACATAAGATAAGTAAGCGACCATGAAAACCTCCTTGCAATTCATGGAGGCGCTCGATGCGTACGTGGCTTCGAGTCGCAACGACGCTTCGTTCGAACTGGAGATGTTGTTCGTCGAAAAGTTGGATCGAGACTCGTTCCGCCTTATGTACGACTACATGGAGACGAACTTCGAGATGTTGCGCGAGGCGGATATCGACAGTATGGACGTGATCTTCGCGAACGACAGCGCGCGTCTCACGGTCCAAGGCGAGTTCGAGGTGCGCGAGTACTGTCGCACCGACCTGTTGAGGCCGGTCTCGGCGGCGATTCGCAAGGAGAAGGTGTCCCGCAAAGATCTCGACGAATACAATCTGCGGTTCCGCGCGAGTCGCGAGATCGATCTCGACGATGAGGAGAAAGCGGTGCTGTTGGCGAGCTATTCGGAGAAACAGAAGCTGTTCCGTAAAAAGCGCAGATACTCCTTCCGTTCGAAGGACCATCCGGGTCTTCGCGTCGATCTCACCATGGTTCGGCAGTCGAAGAAACCGTGCCTCACCATCTTCGAGTCGGGGGTCATGCGGGCGGAGCAACAGTACGAGTTCGAGGTGGAGCTGGAGGATCCGAAGGCGGGTTCGGATCGAGAGATCTCCCTGCGATTCATGGATTTGGCGGCGATCGCGACCATGGTGTCGCAAGACACCGATCACGTGCTGACTCGCTCCGAAACACTGCAAGCGATCGTGGAGTACGTGAGTATGGTCGACCCCGCCCTAGGAAAAAAACGAGATCAAATCGAACAACGCGCTCGCAGGCAACCTCGAGAGTTGTTCCTCACGTATCAACCGGTCACTTTGGAGCGCGACAACATGCGCGACGACATCGTCGGGGGTGTTTCCGTGCTACAGGAGTACACGGTCACCGACAAAGCGGACGGGGAGCGTATGCTGCTGTTTGTGGACGCGACGGGCAAACCGTTTCTGATCAACAATCGAATGCGGGTGCGTTACCTCGGAGGAGCGATCCCCGAGTACGCCAAGACTCTCCTCGACGGAGAGTTCGTCCGTCGCGACAAGTTCGGTTCGGAGATGAATTTGTACGCCATCTTCGACGTGTACTTCAATCGTGGTAAGGACGTGCGAAGCGAGGTGTTGGTCCCCCATCGGGTAGATCAGATGAAGCACGTCGGCGAGGCGCTCTCCGCCGGGCTCTCGAAAGAGTTCGTACGAATTCGGTCGAAGAAGTTCCTGCACGGAAAGCCACTCACCGAGATGGCTCGTGTGGCGTACGAGGAGACATCGTATCCCTACGCGGTGGACGGGCTCATTTTGACTCCCGCGGATCTCGGTGTGGGCGCGTTCTACAAAAAGCAACCCCTCGCCAAGAATAAGTTCTCGAACACGTGGCGGCGAACGTTCAAGTGGAAACCCCCCAAGGAGAACTCGATCGACATGTTGGTCGTGTTTCAAGAGTCCAAGGTGCAAGTTCCGGAGCTCGGTTTGTGCACCGCGGCTTCCTTGAACGTCGCGTTTCAATCGAGCAAAGACGTGCAGATCGATCCGTACGAGGCGCTAGATCGTCAAAGCGTCGCTCAAAACAGTCAGATGATTCCCTATCGATTCACCACCGCGTACCTTCCGCTCGGGGATCGCGGCGTTCCGGTGACGATGGACGACACCAAGATCATCAACAAGAGCATCGTGGAGTTCATGTACGACGAGAACGCTCTCCACCCTAACGCTCGTTGGCGTCCGATGCGCGTGCGCCTCGACAAAACGCAACTGTTCGCGCGTACCGGAAAGATCGCGGGAGCCGCGAACAGTTACACGACCGCGATGAACGTGTGGCGCTCCATTCAGTCCCCTGTCACGGGCGAAATGATCGTGGGGCGCGAGGAGGTTCCTCGATCGGAGTCCACGATGGAGGACTCCGACGTCTACTACGCTCGGAGCGTCAAACGCGAAGAGTCGCTGATGTATCCGATGAACGTGTTCCACAACAAGGGGGTGAAGCTGCCGCTCTTCCGGGAGGCCCGAAAGGCCGGCGGGACGAGGCTCCTGGAGGTCGCGTGCGGAAAAGCGGGGGATCTCAACAAATGGACGCAAGTGGGATTCAAACACATCGTGGGCGTCGACTCGAGCGAGGACAATCTCCTCAACAGCAACGACGGCGCGTATCGTCGTCTGATGCAAGCTCCTCGAGATCGTCCTAGCGTGTTGCTACTGCAAAAGGACATGTCGCGCTCGTGGCACACGCACAACGAGATCGAAAGCGCGTCTCTCCGTAGTCTGTACGACATCGCGTGGGGCAAGACTCATAAGGACGCGCTGCAGCGATCTCCCGCGCGCGAGTTTCACAACACCATGAACACCCCGATGGACGTGGTGAGTTGTCAGTTCGCGATCCACTACTTCTTCCGTACGGAGGAGTCGCTCGACACCTTCTGCGCGAACGTGTCCTCCGTGTTGCGCCCGGGAGGGTACTTCATAGGGACGCACATGGACGGCGCGCGCGTGCACGCGCGGCTTCAAAGCGCCTCGAACGGGCAGGTGGAGGGACGGTTGAACGACAACCTGCTGTGGCGTATCGCTCGACGGTACGAACCGAGCACCCCCTTGGACGAGCTTTCGAAGCCCGGACAACGAATTTCGGTGTACTTGGAGTCCATCAACCGCGCGTCCGACGAGTTTCTCGTGTTCCGGGAGACGCTCGTGGAGGCCCTCGAGAAGCACGGTCTGCGTCCCGCGGAAAGCGAGTTCGATCTACCCGCGTCGGGGCTCTTCCGCGACATTTACGATCCGCAGCTATTCACCGTGCACGAAACGTTGAAAGAGTTCAGTTTCCTGAACCGATGGTTCGTATTTAAGAAGGTGGCGTGAGAGGATAGCTAAGTATGCGGTCATGATCACCGTGGATATGAAACACGCTAGGGCGGCGAATACACCCATATGCGTTCAAACGTTAGAACGCGAAAATGCTCGATTGTCCCATTTCGCTCAATCCGCGAAAAACAGGATCAACAACCAGCGTAAATGGGACGTAGCCAAGAAGTACACCAACGAGTACGAGTTTATTTTTTCGTTTAACAACGAGGGAGTAGCGAACGTGGCTCCCTTGAGTAGATCGTTCTTCAAAATCGTCGAGATCGTCCACGAACATCGACTTCTCGACGACGTGCGCGGAGAGTCCGTTAAATTCGCAAACTTGTGCGAGGGCCCGGGGGGGTTCATCCAAGGGTTGCAACTGATGTGCGAGCAAGTCAAGCTGAGCGCGGATGCGTTCCACGCGATTACGCTCATATCCGACGACAAAGCGGTGCCTAACTGGAAAATCGCGTCCGACTCCACGGTGCATCTACACGCGGGGGAGGACGGAACGGGCGACATTTACAAACTCGAGAACATCGACCATTTCGTGCGGGCGGTAGGGGAGAACACCTGCCACATCGTCACCGCGGACGGAGGGTTCGATTTCAGCTCGGACTTCAACTCTCAAGAAAACAACTTCGTTCGTCTCCTGATGTGCGAGGTCTACGCCGCGCTGCGAGTGCAGAAAGACGGAGGCGCGTTAGTGATCAAGATTTTCGATCTGTTCGGCAAATCCACCATCAACTTGGTCGCTTTGTTGTGCACGTTGTATCAGAACACGACGATGTACAAACCGTGCACGAGTCGTCCCGCGAATTCGGAGCGATACTTGATCTGCCAAGGATACACGCGACCGCCCCCCTCTCGTATGCAAGAGATACGAGAGGCTGTGCATAACGAAAGGGTGTCCTTCGTTTCCGAGGAGGAGTACGCGCAAACGCTTGCGCCCATCGTCGCCATCAACAAGAAATGCGTCGAACTGCAGGTGGATTACATCGAGCGTACGTTGCGGTTCATTCGAGAAAACAAACCGTTCGACAAGCGTCGTTACGAGAGCTACTGCGTGGAGTGGTGTAGAAAGTACGGCATACCGATCAAAGAGAAGAAGAGTCCTCGGGGGTAGTCAGCTTCGGCATGACGAAGGTGTCTGCC